GCAGTTAATGAAAGAGGGAGTAAAAACTTAATCTAATGTCAGGTGCTTTTCCAATATCTACTGCTAAGTTTGAATCTTTAGGAATAAAGTCTATTCAAAATACTATTATCTCAAAAACTGTATCTGGTAAGAAACTTGCTAGACAAATAGATGGTCAAAGATGGGGATTTACTGCTAGAGTCATTACAGCAAAAAGAAGTGATGTTTATGGCGATCTTATGGCCTTTATAGTTAAACAAAGATCAGGCAAAGAAAACTTTACAATAATCCCACCAGAAGTAGAAGATGCTAGAGGTACTGCATCAGGTATTCCTCATGGTACAGCAAGTGCTGGAGATACATCTATTACATTAGGTGGTACAGGCACAGGAACATTAAAAGCTGGAGATATGATTAAATTTGCTAATCACGATAAAGTTTATATGGTCGTTGCAGATCAATCAGATATTTCTACAGGAACTTTAACTATTGAGCCACCTTTAACTACAGCAGTTTCTTCATCAAATATAACTTTTGATAATGTTCCATTCACAGTTCACTTAACAAATGATGTTCAAGAATTTGGTGTAGCTGGTGCAGATAAAGATGGTAATGCTTTATATCAATTTGAATTTGATGTAGAAGAAGCACTCTAATTAATGAAAAAATATAAAATAACCCACAAGATAACTGCCGATTTTATTGCTGAAGCTATTGTTAATGAAGATGAAATAGATGCTACAATTAACGATCTTAAAGAATACAAGAAACCTAATAGCAAATTTGAATATACTATGTTAAAAGGTACAGAAAGTGTAACTCAAACTAACTACGAATTATATGACGAGAAGCCTGACAACAGCAGTAAAAAACGAAATAGCGACTAATGATATTAGGCCTATTCATCTTATAACTATTGGCTTTTCTACTCCTGTTAATTTTACTGATTGTTCATTTGATTTAACTTCATCAATATCAGGCTCATCAGTTACTTACTTAGCATCAGATCATTTACTTGGTATATCTGACTTTTCCGAACAAACAGATGTAAGTAAATCTAGTATTACACTATCTTTATCAGGTGCAGATCAAACCTTTATCTCAACTGTATTAAATGAAAATGTTATCAACTCTACTGTAACAATATTTAGAGGATTATTAGATGATGATAATACTATATTTGCTGACCCTTTTTTACTTTACAAAGGAAGCATAGAAAACTTTGAAATACAAGAGCAACCAAAATCAAGTACACTATCATTATCTATCGTATCTCATTGGGCAGATTTTAATAAGAAGAATGGTCGTAAAACAAATAATACATCACAGCAAAGATTCTTTAGTACAGATGTTGGTATGGATTTTAGTTCTCAAACAGTACAAGATATTAAATGGGGTAGAGAATAATGCAAGATATTATCTCACTATATAGAAACTATCCTAAATATGATAATTTACACGATCTTGATTTACAACATCATATCAAGCCAAGTATATTTTTAAATCAATATAAAAAACATTATCATAATGATAAATTAGTTGGCTTTACTAATTGGGCTTATTTATCTGATTATGCTTTTAATCATTTTAAAGAAACAGCTAAGATAAATTACAAAGAATGGAACTCAGGAACTAACTTAGTATTTGTAGAATTTATTGCTATTAAGAATGTTAGAAAAATTTTTAAATGGTGTGTTAATATGGCCAACAAATTTAAAGGCATTAAAGATAATTTTACTTGGTTAAGAGTAGAAGATAATCAAATTAAAAGAATGGTAGTTAAGGATATATAATGGGTGGATTTGTAGGTAAAGTTGTAGAAACTGTAGCTAAAGCATCAAAGTTTTTTGGCAATATGAATCCTTTGGTATCTTTAGGTATCACTTTATTTATTTCATGGGCATTAAGACCAAAAACTCCTGAGATTCCTGACTTTGGAACAAACGAATTTGATGATTTTGAAAAAGGTATATTACTTAATAAACAATCTAATGACTCTAATATTCCTGTAATTTATGGAGAAAGACTTACAGGGGGAACTAGAGTATTCATGGAAACTTCTGGCACAGATAACACTTACTTGTATATGGCTATCGTTATGGCAGAGGGAGAGATTAACGATATAGAAGAAATAAGAGTAGATGATAAAGTAGTTACATTTGCATCTAGTTTTTCAGATGGTACAGCAGTTGAGGTAGATAGTGGAGATGCTAATTTTTATAAAGCTGACCCAAATGTTGAGGGTTCAAGTGCAGAAAGTTTAATTAGAGTAGAGCCTCATTATGGAACTGATGGTCAATCAGCATCATCATTACTTTCAACATTATCATCTTGGGGAAGTAATCATAAATTATCTGGTCTATGTTATTTAGCAGTTAGGTTTAAATGGAATCAAGACGCATTTACAGGCATACCAAAAGTACAAGCTAAAATACAAGGTAAGAAAGTTAAAACTTATAATGCAAGTCTTGTTGAGCAATCTGCAACTTATCAAACTAATCCAGCATGGTGCTTATTAGATTATTTAACAAATGCTAGATATGGAAAAGGATTAGCAATAAGTGAAATAGATTTACAATCTTTTTATGATGCTTCATTAATTTGTGAAACACAAGTAACTCCATATTCAGGTGCTAGTGATATAAATATTTTTGATATTAATACTGCGTTAGATACCTCTAAACCAATCATAGATAATGTTAGAGAGTTCTTAAAAGGTTGTAGAGGTTATTTACCTTATAATGCTGGTAAATATAATTTAATTATTGAAACAACAGGAAGTGCATCAATCACTTTAACAGAAGATAATATTATTGGTGGTTACTCATTATCTACTCCAACAAAGAATGATAGATACAATAGAGTTATAGTTGGATTTGTGAACCCAGATCGTAATTTCCAAGTTGATGAAGTACAGTTTCCACCTATTGATGATTCAGGATTACCAAGTGCAGATCAACACGCAACAATGAAAGCTGATGATGGTGGTTTTTTATTAGAGGGTAGATTTAATTTCACAACAATAACTTCACAATATCAAGCAGAAGAAATGGCAGAGGTAATACTTAGAAGAAGTAGAGAAGCATTATCTTTAGGTATTAATGTTGATTTTAATGGTTATGATTTAGCGATTGGAGATATAGTTAATATTACACATTCTTCTTTAGGATTCTCTGCTAAACCTTTTAGAGTAATTGGAATTACTTTTAATCAAGATTTAACTGTTGGTTTATCACTTGTTGAATATCAGGCTAGTCATTATACTTGGGCTACAAAAACACAAGCAACAACAGTACCAGCTACTAATCTTCCAAATCCATTTACTATCCAACCACCAGCAAGTGTAACCTTAGATGATACCTTAATTGAATATAATGATGGAACTGTAATTGTAGCTTTAGATGTATCTATAGGTGCTTCTCCTGATAGCTTTGTTGATTACTATCAAGTAGAATATAAATTAAGTACAGATTCAGATTTTATTATTTATGCACAAGGCTCAGGATTAAATCACAGAGTTTTAAATGTAATTGACCAAAGTGTCTATGATGTAAGAGTTAAAGCTGTAAATAGTTTTGGTGTTAGTTCAACTTATACATCTGCACAAAGAACAATCGTTGGTGCTATTGAACCACCTAATGATGTAGAAGATTTTGCTTGTAACATTGTAGGACAAGAGGCTCACTTATCATGGACACAAATACCTGATCTTGATTTAGCATATTATAATTTAAGATTTAGTGAAGAAACTGATGGAACTGCTGATTGGCAAGATTCAGTAGCATTAGTAGAAAAAGTATCAAGACCAGCAACTTCAATATCTGTACCAGCAAGGGCTGGAACTTATCTTATCAAAGCTGTTGATAAGCTTGGTAACTTTAGTTCAAATGCAACTGCAATTATTTCTAATGTTACAAGTATTATTAATTTTAATTCTATTGCAACACAATCAGAACACCCAGATTTTAATGGTACATTAACAAATACAGTTATTGCAGATAATACAATTAAATTAGATTCTTCAGAGCTTTTTGATTCAGCTTCTGGTTTATTTGATGATGAGACAACTAGATTTTTTGATTCTGGTGTTTCTAATGCTGATTTTTATGCAAGTGGTAATTATTTATTTTCAGATGTAATTGATATTGGTGCTAAACATACTGCAAGAATAACAGCATCATTAACTCAAACAGCAGAAAATCCTGATGACTTATTTGATAATAGATCAGGTTTATTTGATTCAGCATCTTCTAACTTTGATGGAGATGTTAGTGCTAATTGTAATGCTCATATTGAGATTGCAACTTCTGATGATAATATTACTTATACAGCTTTCCAAAATTTTGTAATTGGTAATTACACTTTTCGTTATGCTAAATTTAGAGTAGTTTTAATTTCAAGAGATTTAGCATCTACTCCTGTAGTTTCACAAGTAACAGTTTCTATAGATATGGAAGATAGAATATTTAGTGGAAATGATATAACTTCTGGTGCTGGAACTTACACAGTAACATTTACAAATCCATTCAAATCTGTTAATTATGCTGTAGGAATTACAGGCGAAGACCTTGCTACGGGAGATTTCTTTGTGGTAGAAAATAAGACAATCAATGGCTTCGACTTAACATTTAAAAATTCAGGTGGTACAGCAGTAAGTCGTACCTTTGATTATATTGCAAAAGGCTTTTAAAAGGAGTATAAGAACATCATGGCACAAGGCGATTACTTAATTCAGAACCAATCTTTTCCCTCTTTTCGTAGTGATCTTAATGACACTTTAGAGGCTATTAATACATCTAATTCAGGAACATCAAGACCAAGTTCAGCAGTTGCGGGGACGATTTGGCTAGACACAACTTCAGCAACTACCCCAACCCTAAAATTTTATGATGGGGCAGATGATATTTCTTTAGCAACAATAGATTACACAGCTAACACAGTTAATTGGTTAGATAGTTCAGTTTCATTCGATATAGTTTCAGATACAACTCCACAATTAGGTGGAGATTTAGATGTTAATGGAAATGCTTTTGTTTCAACATCAAATGGCGATATTAATTTTACACCCAATGGAACAGGAAAGATTAAATTTAACGATCTTGCTTATATACCTCAACAAGCATTAACTTCATCATCAAATGCAGTAGCTTGGGATGTACAAGCTAAACCAAACGCATATCATCTAACAACAGAAAACACTACTTTTTCTGCACCTACTAATTCTGTAGAGGGTGCTTTTATTTGTGTAGAAATAAATTACAATGGTTCACACACAATAGCTTTTAATACTGTATTTGAATTTGCTGGAAGCACAGCACCAACATTTACTTCAACAGATGGTAAAACTGATATTTTAGTTTTCAAATACAATGGAAGTATTTGGCAAGAAGTTGGTAGAACATTAAACCTAAGTGAAAGTTAAAATATGTACGCAATAGTAGAAGATAATAATATTACACAATACATTAATAATCCTAAATCAGTAGTAATAGGAGATGTAAGATACCCAGCTAAAATATTTCAGTTATGGTCACAATCAGAATTAAATGCAATAGGTATTTATGAAGTTATAACTGATTCAACTAATTACAAAGACCCAGCATATTATAATAACACTAACGAACAATATAACTTTGCAGATGGTCAAGTTACTAAATCTTGGGGAACTGCAACTGCTAAAAGATTAAATGATGAAAACGCAGTAGATGAAGATGGTAATAATTTATTAGATGATGATGGCAACCAAGTAATTAACTATGGTTTAAAAACTGAAAAGAAAAGAATTGTAAAACAACAAGCATCAGGATTATTAGCACCTACTGATTGGTATGTAGTAAAATCAACTGAGGTAGCTGATTATGATATTCCAGCAAATATATTATCTTTCAGAGCAGATGTTAGAACTAAATCTAATGAAATGGAAACTCAAATAGATAACTGCACAACAGTTGATGAACTAAAATCTTTATATGAATATACAAACACAGGAACAGAACAAAATCCTGTAATGACAAGACCATTACCAGAATTTCCAAAATTGGAGAATTAATGCCACTAATACTTGGAACTAACTCCATAAAAGACACAGATTTAGTAACTAACTCATTAAGGTTTGATGATGGTAGTTCAGATTATTTATCAAGAACACCAGCTAGTGCTGGAAATAGAAAAACTTGGACATGGAGTGGTTGGGTTAAGAAAAGTAAAATAGAATCTTTCCAAACTATTTTTAGTGCTGGAACTAACGCTAATTCAATTAATATTGATGGGGGTAATGGAACTGAAAATTCAGCTATTGGAATTGATGGATTTTATAATGGAACAAGGCATTTAAGATATACTTCTTCAGCTTATAGAGATGTATCTGCTTGGCTTCATATTGTTGTTGCAGTTGATACTACTCAAGCAACAGATTCAAACCGAATTAAACTTTGGGTAAATGGTTCGCAAGTTGGTTTAGATGAATCAATTGCTGGAAGTTGGCCTACTCAAAATTCAGATGGTGTAATTAATAATAACGTTGTTCATTCTATTGGTCGGAGAGAAAATGTACCTGATGGTTATTATGATGGCTATCTTGCAGAAGTTTGTTTTATAGATGGTCAAGCATTAGACCCAACAAGTTTCGGAGAATTTGACGAAGACTCAGGAATATGGAAACCAATAGATGTATCTGGTTTAACCTTTGGCACAAATGGATTCTATTTAGACTTTGAAAACTCTGGTAGTCTAGGTAATGATAAATCAGGAAATGGAAATAACTTTACTGTAAATAATTTAACTAGCATAGACCAAACTACTGATACTTGCACAAATAATTTTTGTACTATGAACCCTTTAGTACCTACAACTTCATTAAATTTTTCTGACGGAAATTTAACTTTAACAGGCACAAATTCTACCAATTATTCTTCTAATAATACCTCTACTTTTGGAGTTAGTTCAGGAAAATGGTATGTTGAAGTTGAATATGATACTACAGGAAATGTTGCTACATCATTAGGAATTTCTCCTATATCAATTTCTCCTACAACAAATCCTACAGGGTCTATAAGTGATGTAGTAATTGTAACTATGGAAAATCAATTATATGTAGAGGGTATAAATAGTGCTAGTTATTTAGGCTCAACACCGACTACAGGCGATATTATTCAAATTGCTTTAGATATGGATAATGGAAAAGTTTTTTTTGGATTAAATGGAACTTTTGTAGGCGACCCTGTTGCTGGAACAGGTGGTGCTTTTAGTGGTATTACATCAGGCGAAACTATAGCAATAAATGTAAGAGCATTAAATTCAGTTTTTAAATTTAACTTCGGCAACCCACCATTCTCAATCTCATCAGGAAATAGTGATGCTAATGGTTATGGAAACTTTGAATACGCAGTTCCTAGTGGTTATTACAGTTTGAACACAAAAAATTTAGCCGAATATGGATAGGATATTATTATGAGTTATACAAATGGATTAGATAAACCAACAGATTATTTTGAAACTAAACTTTATACAGGAACAGTTAGTTCACAATCTATAACAGGAGTTGGATTTCAACCTGATTGGGTTTGGATTAAATATAGAAGTGATATTGCTAATCATCATTTATACGATAGTGTTAGAGGAGTTCAAAAAAGATTAAACTCAAATACTAGTAATGCTGAAGCAACAAGTGTAAATAATTTAACATCTTTTGATAGTGATGGTTTCACAATAGGAACTGATAATGATATTAATGAATCTGGTCAAACATACGCATCATGGAATTGGTTAGCCTCAAACACAACTGCATCAAACACAGATGGAAGCATAACCTCAACTGTTAGTGCTAATACTACAAGTGGATTTAGTATTGTGTCTTATACAGGAACAGGAAGTAATGCTAATATTGGTCATGGGTTAGCTTCAGTTCCTAAAATAATATTTGTTAAAAGAAGAAATACAGCTGAAAATTGGGCTGTTAATATTCAAAAAATTACAAATGTAATCAATGATTCTTTATGGTTAAATCTAACAAATGCAAGTTCAACAATTCCTATTTGGTGGAATTCTACTAATCAAACAAGTTCAGTATTTTCAGTAGGTACTGCTAGTGATGTAAATGGAAGTGGAGATACTTACATAGCCTACTGCTTCGCAGAGAAAACTGGTTACAGCAAGTTTGGTTCTTATACTGGTAATGGAAGTACGGATGGACCATTTGTTTATACTGGGTTTAAACCTGCGTTTGTTATAATTAAATCATCTAGTCAAGCTGAAACTAATTGGGTTATAGTTGATAATAAAAGAGAAGGTTATAATCCAGATAATGATAGATTGTTTCCAGATTCAAATCAAGCAGAAAGTACATCAGATGTAATAGATTTACTTTCAAATGGTTTTAAACTTAAAAGTGGAGCTGGTTCAAGCAATGGTCCAAGTTATACTCACATCTACATGGCATTTGCAGAAGCACCTTTCGTAACATCAGGTGGCATACCAACAACAGCGAGGTAATTATGCAATTATCTAAACATTTTACTTTAGAAGAATTTGAAAAATCACAAACTGCTACAAGAAAAGGTATTAAGAATAAAGCTGGTGCTGGAGAGATAAAAAACTTAGGCGATCTATGTTATGAAGTATTAGAGCCTGTAAGAATTAAATTTGATAAGCCTGTTACAATTACATCTGGTTATAGATCAGAAGAATTATGCGAAGCAATAGGCAGTAAAAAAACATCACAACACACCACAGGAAACGCAACAGATTTTGAAATAGCTGGAGTATCTAATTTAGAAGTAGCTTTGTGGATTGAAAACCATTGTGACTTTGACCAACTGATCTTAGAGTATTACACAGGAGAAGCTAATAGTGGGTGGATTCATGTTTCATACAAAGATGGCTCAAATAGAAAACAAGTATTAACATTTGATGGCAAATCATATACTAATGGATTACCTGAAGCAAAATGGTCAGGTGGAAAACTAACTAACTAATAGGAGAATATTATGGCACCAATGGGAACTGGAACTTATGGGAAGACTAGAGGTCGTCCACCAATGAAGAAAAAAAAGAAAAAATCTAAAAAGAAGAAAAAATAATGGCTACAAAGAAACCTATATACGTTAAAGCTAGACCAAAGAGATTAGGAAAGCCTAAATCTTTTAATAAAAAAAGTAAGGCATATAAATCAGCTAAAAGAACAGCAGATAAAAAATTTGGTAAAAAGGTTTCTCTATATAAAAACATCTTTATTTCTAAAGCTATTAAAAAATACAAACCTAGAAAGAAGAAATAATGAACGGATATACAACAACAAAAACTTTAAGTGAGTTTATTAATAAACGACCAATGAAGAAAAAAAAGAAGAAGAAAAAAGGTAAAAAGAAATGAGTATAAACCATCTAACACAAATGCCATTAGGACTTGCCATTCAAAGAGGCAATATTCCTAATTTTTCTGGAATACAAAAGTTTGGTTATAACACAGCAGTAGGGACAGTATTTGAAACAATTTGGGAAAATGGAAGTTTATATTCTTATCCAACAAGTTCAACTACAGCAGTAGCAACATCTACTTCTACAGATGACAATGATAGTTTAGTGCATATTTATGGCTTAGATAGTAATTGGGATTTAGCTGATGAAGTAATCACAGTTGGTGGTTCAGCTTCTACAACATCTTTTATAAGAGTATTTAGATCAGTTTTAACAAATGCTAATACAGGAATTGTTAATGTTGGTAAGATTACAACAACAGTTAATTCACTTCCTGTTTCAATTATTGATGTTGGTTATGGTCAATCACTTCAAGCAATTTATACAATTCCTAGAAATTATAGAGGCTATCTAATGTCTATTGATGTTGGAACAAGTAAGCAAAAAGAAGTTGAGGCTAAATTTATGCAAAGACCTTTAAATGGAAATACTTTTCAAACTAAATCATTAATTACTTCATTTGGAACACCATTTAGAAAAGACTATTTAGTACCAGAAATTTTATCAGAAAAATCAGATTTAGAGATAAGAGCAAAAGCAGATGCAACAACTTCTATTTCTGCTGGATTCCAATTAATCTTAGAGAAAATAGTTCAAAGCTAATGACTAAAAAGCCTAGAACAACAGGAGAACATATCGTATCGTTGTATGGTCATGTTACAGGATTAAAAAAAGATATATCTACAATTAAAAATAATCATCTTGCTCATATGCACGAAGATATAGAAAAGATTGATGAAAAGTTAGATAAAAAATTTGATAGCCTGAACAATTTAATTATGTATGGAGTTGGTGCTGTA